CGACGTGATGAAGCTGGAGCATTCCGGGGCTACCGATCCCGTGCAAGACATGACCAGAGAGCAGAGGGCCGAGTATATCGCGGTTCTCCTGGCAAAGAGGAAACTCTCTTCCTGATGCTTACCCAAGCCGAGGAGATTCAGCTTGCAAGTCTTCTTGCCCAGGAGGATAGAGAGCGGGTCTCCACGAAGATGGAGCTTTTCCGCCAGCGCAAGAGGATCAAGGTTGCCCGCGGGGGCCGTGGTGCTGGTGCGAAGAGCTGGGGAGCCATTTCGATAGTTGTCCAGAGAGCCCACCGGGAGAAGATCAGGGTCCTGTGCACCCGTGAGATCCAGCAATCCCTGGAGGAGTCGGTCCATAGGCTGGTAACGCATACGGTCGAGCGGCTTACGTACAAGGGATGGGATGCCACGCGGGATTTGATCCGATCTCCGAGCGGGGCGGTCTTTTCGTTTCACGGGCTGAAGGACCTCCGAGCCTCGGCGCAGATGAAGGGGTATGAGGACGTGGATATCTGTCTCGTGGAGGAGGCTTCCACGGTCAGCGATGAGTCATGGTCGATCCTTGTCCCGACGATCCGGAAGCCTGGCAGCGAGATATGGATTCTGCTCAATCCCGAGCTCGACGATGATCCCGTGTCGAAACGATTCCTGCATTCCAAGCGAGACGATGTGCTTGATGTTTGGATGGAGCCGGGGGTAAAGGATAACCCATGGTGGACGGCCGAGATGCAGAAGGAAATGGAGGAGGACTACAAGAGGGATCCCGACCAGGCCGAGCATGTTTGGGGCGGGATGCCGAGGAAGCAAGGGCAGCGGGCGGTCATGTCCAGGGCGGCTATCCGCGGGGCGATGGACAGGGACATCAAGGCCGAAGGGGCAATAGAGATCGGTGTCGATGTGGCGAGGTTTGGAGACGATCTGACGGTGATGTACAAGCGCCACGGCCTGAAGGTGATGGAGAAACGGGAGTTCACCGGGCAGGACACGCAGCGCACTGCCAAGGATGTGTGGGACTTGGCGGGACGAGACCCGAACGTGCAGATCAAGATAGACGACACCGGGGTGGGCGGCGGGGTGACGGACCGCGTGATAGAGCTGGGGGGGAATGCGGTGCCCGTGAACTTCGGCGGATCGCCGAAGGATGGGGACAAATATACTTCGACAGCGGATGAGATGTGGTTCACCTTTCCCATGGACGAGGCGGACATACCGAATGATGCCGTGCTCATGGGGCAGCTCTCGGGCCGCCTATATGACTACGACGCAAAGGGCCGCAAGAAGATCGAGTCGAAGAAGGATTTCAAGAAGCGCACGGGAAAATCACCGGATCATGCGGACGCTCTGTTGCTCTGCTTCTACGATCCTCGCCGTGGTGCGAGGGTGAGTTTCGTTTGAGTTCGGGGAACCCATAAAAAACAGAGGCTTGAACGAATGGCGCGAAACGCATACTATCAGCGGCATGAACCTCATCGGGAAAGTGATCGCAGGTGTGTTTCCCGGTCTAAAGAAGGAAACGCCGGACACGGGACCGATCAGCCCGAACAACCCGATCCTGAAGCGTATCTTTGGATGGGGCACTGACAGCGACACTCTCAGAAATCCCTATGCGCAGTTGCCGATCATCTACGCCGCGATCCGTGCGGTCGAGAAGGTCTTTGCTCAGACTCCTTGGAAGCTATTCCGCGGGGAGGTAGAAGTCTCCCCGAACGATCCAGTGGCACAGCTCCTTGCAAGACCGAATCTCACGCAGTCACCTGATGACGTACGGGTCGCTATCGCCACGAACATCCAGATGAGGGGGAATGCCTTCATCGTGAAGTCTGAGGAGGAGCGCAACGGTCTGCCCTTGGCATTGTACGCATGGCCCTCGAAGTACTTCACCCCGCACATCACCGATTCGGGGATCTTTATCGGATGGTGGATGAAGCGAGGGAAGGCCGACAAGATCGCCCTCCCTCCCGAGCGGGTGATCCATATCCCGACGTTCAACCCTGACGATGAGCTGATGGGCCTTGCCCCGCTGGACGTTCTGAAGCAATCCTACTCAGCGCTATGGGAGGCGGTGGTCTACAACCGCAAGTTCTTTCGCAACGATGGCACCCCGTCGATGGTCTACAAATCAAAGACTCTGCTCAGTCCGAGGGAGAAAGAGCAGTTCGAGAAGATGCTGAAGGACCGCCGCGGCTTGGACAAGGCGCATACCTCTCAGCTGCTCGAAGGGGATATCGATGCCACGATCGTTGGGTTCAGCCAGAAGGACATGCAATTTTTGGAACTGGTGAAGTACTTCGGCGACGATGCGTTGATGGTCTTCGGTGTCCCGAAGGCACAGGTCAGCAAGTACGAGGACGTGAACTACGCCACGGCCCTGGCCCAGGACAAGACATTCATCACATCGACCTGCATCCCGCTCATGCGGAAGGTCGAGGGGAAGATCAACGCGCAGTGGTTGGGGGCGATGGGGTACACTCTGAAGTTCGACGAGCGGGCGAATCCATCCCTCACTTACATAGCACACGAAGAGGCGGAGAAGGTCGTGGCTCTCACGGGCGGCCCCGTGATGACGCTGAATGAGGGACGTCATCAGCTCGGTCTCGAGCCTGTCCCTGGTGGCGATGAGCCTCCTATCCAGTCAACTCCTGATGCATCGTTCCCCCCGAAGGCTGCAGAGCCCGTGAAGGTAGAGAAGACCGAGAAGGAAGAGAAGGCCGACGCGATCCTTGCCGAGGAGATGGAGAAGGCGCGGCGGACGAACACATGGCATGGGCTGAATGCGAAGATCAGCCCCCAGGTGAAGAGGGCAGAGCAGGACGTGCGCGGGTACTACCGTTCAATCGAGGTACGGGCGCTCGCGCTGGCTCGCAAGAAGTACCTCCCCGAGATGACGAAGGCGGTTGATCCGGCGGACGTGGATGCCCTTTTCGACGACGCGAAGCTGGAGCGCCTTGTCGAAAAGCATTTGAAGGCTTCGCTTATCACGGGCGGCGGGACTCTGGACGTGGCCATCAACCTCGAAGCTCCCGAGATCCTGGAATACCTCGGATCGCGGGTGCAGTACATGAAGGGTGTGAATGTCGATGCTCGGGAGAAGCTGAGGGAGACGATCTCGCGTGTTCTGCGCGAGGGGGTGGAGCAATCCCGAACAGAGGAGCAGGCGGCCGAGGCGCTGAGAGAAGCCCTCAAGATCGACTTCAACGCTTTCAAGGGGCGGGCCCGGATGATCGCACGGACCGAGGTCCATTCCGCTTTCTCCGATGGGCGATACGAGGGAGCGAAGGAGCTCTCCCCTGAAAAAATCGAGTGGATCAGTTCCCGAGATTCCTTCGTGCGTGATGCGCACCGCAAGCTCGATGGAAAAACGGTGCCGTTTGGAGAGACGTTTGCGAAATGGGGATTCAACGGTACGCGTCCCCTCGATCCCGCCGCCGGGGCTGCGCAAGTCATTGCGTGTCGATGCAATTTCGCGCTGAAGTTCTGAGGAGAAAAGAGAGATGGACAAGCTACTGAGATTCAAGGGACTTCTGGCCAAGGGCGCCGATGGGGTGTACCAGGGTATTGCCTCGACCTCGGAGATCGACCGCGACGGGGAGATCGTGCAGGCGTCTTCCTTTACCAATCTCGATCGGATCGTGAAAGAGCAGGGGCCGATCTATTTCCAGCACGCATGGGGTGGATACGGTCCGCCGGACGAAACGAAGATGCCCGTGGGGAAGATTGTCGGGGCGGTGCAGTCCCCGTCCGACCTGAAGGTGTCTTTCGTGTTCGCCACGGGCGGGCCGATGACCTTTGCACCGAAAGTGCAGTGGATGGTAGACCACGGATTTTTGAAGCACATGAGCATCGGGGCAATCCCGATCAAATGGGAGACGGACAACGCAGGACACCGGGTCTACACGCAGCTTGAACTGCTGGAGGTGTCGGTCGTCGGGATCCCATCGAACCGCGGAGCGATCATCTTGAATGAGATGAAGGCTGCGGGGTATAACATCAGCAAGGACGAGGAAAAGCTGATCCTCGAAGTCGCCGGTGGCAAGCCTGAGGGCGCGGCCGCCGATGGGACCACAGGATGGGCGAAACTCCTTGCCAAGAACACGAGGAGCAAACAATGAACAAGATCGAAATGCTGAAGCGGCTGATTGCCGCGGAGAAGGATCCCGACAAGCTCGAAGCCTATGGCAAGGAGCTTGACGCGGCGATCCGCGAAGACGAGCGCAAGGCCTTCGAGGTCGAAGCGAAAGCCAAGGCGGAAAAGGCTGTTGCCGACAAGGCGGAGGCTGACCGCTTGGAAGCCCTTGCCAAGAGCAAGGAAGGCAAGCCCAGGATCTCGGTCGAGGTGGGAATCCCTGATGTCTACAAGGGCAGGCGGTTCCAGCTGGAGGTCGAGGCTTTCGGCGATCACCTCCAGATGAAGGGCATCACCATGGACAAGGCCCGCGTCGAGCGGCAGGCGAAGGGGTTCCTTGACCTCATCGCTGCGTCCATGGGCGGAACGGCGCTGAAGCCGAAGGGCAGGCCGGCGGGGTCCATGACCAAGGATCAGCTGGACAGGATGCTGAAGGCGGGAATCGACGAGGGCGTGGACTCCAACGAGGGGTCGGTCTTCGTGGCGCCGGAGTACATGCCGGACCTCCTGTTCTACGCGCGGGAGGAAAGCCGGGCGCTGCGGATCTGCCGCAATGTTCCGATGAACTCGAACATCATGTACGTCCCGCGGGAGCTGGCGAAGATCAGCGTCGCGGCGACTGCCGAACAGACGGCGGCAACGGAAACGACCCCGACCTTCACCCCG